ACCAACTGGAGTACTAAGTTGTGGCATTACTCCATTAGCAGTTACCCCAACGATAACAAACTTACCTTCAACATTCATCTCTTCTAATGTAGTTTGAGGAGTATTAATCCAACTAATCCACTTTCTTCCTAATGAATCAACAGGTACTGGAGGTAATCCTTTTACTCTTATTTCTTCTATACCATTAGGATTAGTTTTAATTACATACGTATCTGCATTAGCCATGACCTTTAATATCTGTGTGCCTACAGATGCTACCCATCCATCAGGAGTACGCATTAGTAAAGGAAGTCTTCTAACTAATCCATCGACATCTATAGGAGCAGAAGCTATACCTTGTGTTGCACTTTGTTTAAGAATATCTATATTCTCTACAACACCTTTAGCTGTGTAACCTCCTATGTTATCACCTAATATAACTGTACCTACAGTAGGAGGATAGTTACCATTGTCATGTTCAAACATAGAAAGAACACTAGGATGTAGTCTTAGAACCCTTGCGAAGTCTTGATCACCTCCTTGTCTATCAGGCTCTGAGAAAGAGATAACATATCCTACCCCTAGTGCTCCAGAATTTAATATATCTAAATGTATTTCTGCCAGTCTTTGTCTTGGTAAGGGATACCCACCTTCTCTTTTTACGTCATCTTCTGTAATATTTAATATAACAAAATGATTAGAAGGTTCTGGAGTCTTAACAAACTTGTCAAATGTTTTTAACTTCATCATCTCTAAAGGTGTGAAGTTTGATACGAAAGGTATTCCTAATATTAATAATAAACCTAGTAGTTGTAATTTCTTCATTAGCCTGATCCTTGTGTAATTGTAATTGTTGAAGAGCTACCACCATTAACTGTAATAGTTTTAGTAACTCCATCCTGTATAAATATAACTGTATAACTTCCAGAACCATCTAAGTCTAAACGTACTGATTCACTTACGCTTCTTCTTAAACTAATAGTTTGTCCTTGTATTAAGGTAGTTATCTGAGTCTCCATGTCCTGACCGATTGATGTACCTTGTACACTAATACCTGACGCATCTCTAGCCAACTCATCTTCAGCTTCAATCATATCTAATTCTGAAACTATATCTAATAAATCTTCCAAGAAGTTTACATCTAAATAGTTTATATCTAATTCTGAGAATTCTAATTCAGCCTCTGCATCTAAGAAATCTTCATTTAAATAATCTATATCTAAATCATTGAAGTCTAAAAATACATTAGATGATTGAGCTGTACCTTCTTCTTGTATAACCTGTTCCTTTTTTGGAGGAGTTACAATAAGCATATTATCTATAATGTCTAGAGTTAAATCTAATATTACAGGTTTACTTGGAGAGCTTTCAAAGACTGTTACAGTTGTAGCTTGATAAGGTTTGTTAAGCACAACAGTACTCATAGCAGTAGAGACTGTAATCTCTCCACTAGCTAAACCATTTTCATCAGGTAATAAAATTATTAAAGACCTGCCGAGTTCATCTACAGTACAAGTGAAATCTGTACCACGTATTGCGATGCTGGCAGTTGGGGTTTGTATTGATATGTTCTCTTTGTTAATTCTACCGAGACCACCAGTTATAAATCTAGCAGTACCACTAGCAAACGTAAGAGCCATTTTAGATTTGCTTGGATTAGGATCATAGATATATTCATCTATGACAAGTTTAGAATGTTCAGTAAGTCTGACCTTACTGTTGTCCAGAAAGGTTATAGCTAGCCTTCCAGCCGAGGTGCGAACATCATCAAGATGTTGAACATCAAAATCAAGTTCAGCACCATAAGCCTTATCTCGTAGAACTTGTGCAGTTCCGTTTAGTTCTGTTATGTCTCCAATGTTAGCATCCGACTGCTGTGCCATCATCGTCTTGGATGACACAAATAGTACCATTGCTACCAGTAGAAAGTATCTTGAGCCAATCACGTGCTAATAAACTCTGTTGTTGTATATTAAATGTTCTGTCGTTGCCTGTATGATCTAGATAGAAATACCCATTAGCATAACCATCAGCATCAAACGTAACAGTATTAGAATCACCATCTACGTCAACGTAGTTAGTGGCTGAATCATAATCTATATCAAAATCAAATTCGTTACTGTCACCTTGAATTATCCAGTCTAAGTCTAGCGTACTTGCCATTGCAGATGTACCTACATTAAGTGTAAAATCATTACTACTTCCAGTTACATCTACATTAAAGTTACCACTATCTGCACCATATGTATCAGTAGGATCAACTTGAATATTAAATACGTTAGAGTCTCCATCAAATTCAAAGAAGCCTGTAAACGTATTAGCTAATATATCACCTAAGAATTTGTTAGAACTTCCTATTTGATTAATATCTAATGTCATAGTATTTCCATCCAAATCTAAGGCAGTTAAATCACCTGCAGTAGAGTCCGTTCCTCCTATTATGTTGCCTGAACCTAGCTGTTCTAAATCAAGATTAGCAGTAGCACCAGATTGATCTACATATATTTCATTATCTGCAGCGTAAACTGATCCAACTAACAATACTAAACATAATGTTAAAAATTTATTCATAAGTCCAATAGTTCCTCCCAAAACCTATTTGAATCATTTTTAAAACAGCTTCTTCTATTGCCTTTTGCAAAGCTATAGAAGCACTTTCGTTTTCTGCGACACCTCCCTCGATTTCAACAAGCTCTGTGCCCATCTCGATGAAACGAAAAACATCTTGTGAGACTCCAACAGATAGAAGTGTCTTAGCAGTTGTTACTTCTATTAACACTTCACCTGTTGATACAGATATTAAACGTAGTGAGACTGTGACAGTATCTTCTCTGTATTGTTTGCTACTGCCTATACCTAAGTATCTTGCTCCTAGTCCACCACTTCTAAGGTTAGTATCATATGCTGTGACACCACCTTGGACCAATAGCCCTGCAAACAGTAAGGGCTTTAGGTCTTTGTTCTCTTCAAATTTCTCTCTAGTACTTCTTATTAATTGTCTTTCTTTCGTAAGATTATCTAAACCAATACGTTCTACTACTTGGAAGAACTCACCATTTCCTGCATGCTTCAAAGCTCTTATTAAGAAAGCATCAGGTGCTTGTGATATTGCAGTACTAAACAATGCAAACTGACTGTTACTTTTTCTCTGTCCTGTTAAGTCTGAAAAACCATTAGGATATACAGCTATAGTAGGTCTCCTTATTGGAGGCTCAATGTTCTTTAATTCTTCTGACTGTAGTTCTAATATCTGAGTAGTTTGAATACTAATAACAGGTATACCACCTCTTGTTAGTAACTCGTCATATTTTACTGCACAGCTAGAAAGTGAAATCGCCAATAGGCAAAGTAATAGTCGTGACATTCCCATCTTCATCTGTAATCTTTAGAGTTATCATACCATCGACAACCCAATACTCAATTATATTTCCTAATAATTCTAATATACCTTCTGTCTTAGGATTTTCACCAAACAAGTTCTCTACTAATTGTCTAGATAACTGAGCATAGATACGAGATTCAAGATTCCTAATGAACCTTGCAAGCGTTGTATTATTTTCCTCTCTTTCTGCAGCTTCTTTAAGGGCTTTGATCTCTGCCTTTAATGCTTCCTTACGATTGAACTCTTGGTTCTCTATGGTAAGGTAATGTGAACTGGTGTTGTTACCACTAAAGGAAGGATTCTTAAACTTATGTACTATCTCATCTGCGTTTATATTAAGTGCAAAAATACTTAGTACCATGACTAAGCTTATTATCCATATCCATTTAGTACTATCCATTAATCTTTCCTCTGGTCATCTCTGTCTGCTTTTGCTACTTTATCTATCTCTATTAGATTTGGTACACCTAATAAAGTTTTTAAAAGTATGTCCTGCCTGATTGTTTGATTATCAACTGCTCTAATCCTATCTATTAAAGCAACGATCATCCCATGTTGTGCGTCTAACTTAGAAGTTATTCTTTCTTCCATAGCATCTTGTTTAGCATTTATTGAAGCATCAGTTGCATCTATCTTCTGTTCAATAGTTCCCATTATCTTTGACAGCAATTGCCAAAGTAACCACCCTAGTCCTAAAAGTCCTGCTACTGGAACACCAACCTCATTAATTAATGTTATTACACTATCCATTAAACTTTAAGTCCTCCCACCTTTCTAGGGATTTAGTATCAGAATCCCAAAACCAACCTTCGTAATGACTGGATTTTTTAGGTTCTTTTTTCTCTTGATCTTGATACCAATTCCAACGACCATTATGAATGCTTTCCATATTAGTAATAATATCTTTAATTGTTTTCTCTTTACCTTTTTTTGGGTGCATTAATCCTACACTTCTCTATCGTGATTTCAAAACTATGTAAAGTCTGCAATTATATCAATTATAAGGTAAACAAAAAGAATGTGCATAATGAGCCTATGCCTACGAGTACGGCTAAGTCCGTATCTCTTCTCCTCTTTATCTTCCTCAATCTCCTCTTGCGTATTGTACCATCGTCCAGCCATAAGGGAACTGATTTCATCTAAGTTTCAATCTTAATTTGTTTAGGCTTCTTCTCTTCTGGAATAAACCTAGTTAAGTTAATACGTAGAAGACCATTCCTCAAGGTTGCACCAACGACTTCAATGTCATCAGCCAACTTAAATTGTCGTCTGAAAGAGCGTTGGGCAATTCCCTTAAAGAGTTTGCCTTCCTCCTTTGTTTCAGACGATTCGTGCATTATTGTTAAAGTTCTTTCCTGTACTTCAACTTCTATGTCGTTATCGTCTAGCCCTGCGAGAGCCATTTCGATAGTGTAGTTCTCTCCATCTCTACTTACGTTTGTAGGTGGATATGTCGGTACTGATATTTCAGTAGCCTTAGATAAACTGTCAAACAATCTATCAAATCCAACGAACATAGATGTAAATGAGGGTGAATAAAAGTCCACCAAGTTATTCTTAATAACCATAATTTTTCTCCTTATTATTAAGCAAGTTATGTATACCTCTTAGACGCTCATAGAGCCATTCTAAGAGAGTTTTTAACTACTAGATATATCGAACTCTATCTAATAATTATCGAGCCTTAAATAGGCTCTATTTAGATCTTTTAATTAGACCTAAAATCTTCTCAAACCACTCTGGTTTTTTTCTGTAGATAACATATCCTACGATACCAGCAATGATTATAAATCCTATTAAATTTTCCATTATTACTCCTGTTTATGTGAAGCTCCAAAATAGAAGCTGATTACAGCCGAGGCTAATCCACCTAGATAACCAAGCACTAAGTTTATTAGAGCTTCGCTGTTCTGTTCTGGTGGTTGTAGAGTAACTAAAAAGATATACCCTAGAAAACCACCTAATGTAGCTACACCCATGATACGTGCTGTCCAGTCTTTACTGAATCTTCCTCTAGCATCTTGTGTGTCAGCTACTTCTAATTTAAATACGTCTACTTCAAGCTCTTTCATCTTTAACTCAAAGTCTTGTTCAGCTTTTTTCAGCTGTAACATCTGTTCAGGTGTAGCATTCTGTACAGCTTTCTCAATAGCCTTCGGTGTATTAGGAACTCCCAATACATCTGCTATCATATTAGCTGCCATTCCTCCCATAGGTCCACCTAATGCAGAGCCTAATGTAGGAGCTACTGCACCTACGACATTCTTTAATATTCCACCTAGTTTCATTCTTCTTCCTTATAAACTTCCTTCATTAAATCTTCAAACATCAATCTGAAATCTTCTAATTTCATAAATGGTAGATCACGTCTGACTTGATGTAGACAGTATTGCCTGTAACAATCTTCTAATTGTTCTTCTTTGTACAGTATCATTATAGTACTTTCTATAGTTTTTGCAAGTTTTTAATTTCTTTTACAAAATCTTCTACCCTGACAGGAGTTTGCTCCTTCCACTTAGACTGTCCATCTTTACCAGACCCTGTTGAGACTTGTTTGATTGCCTCATCATAGTCTTTATTCTTTAAAGCTTTGTAAGCTGAAGGGAATTTATCCATCCATCTTGTACCTAGTTGAAAGTTTACTGAGCCTAATGCCACTACAAATTCTGGATTATCTATATTTAAATCTAACATTTGTTGAGCTGCAGCATTCCAAGCTCTTTCTGCATCTTGTTCCAACCATTGATCTATTATATAACCTGATACTACATTACCTACTTCGTACTTGGTATTCTCTTCTTCAGTTAAAAGATGTCCGACACCACATGTAGGCTTGTTAAGTGTATCTAAATACACATCATGTCTACATCCTTCTCTTAATTTAAGATGTTCTAAAAATTCGTTATACATCTTAGTCAAAAAAGCTATCCATTAACTTTAAGTAAGCTTCTATTGTCTTATCTTTTTCTTGAGGACTTAAAGCTTTAACTGGAAATTTATCTAGTAATATAAATTCAGCTTCTTCAGGTACACCTTTTCGTTTTGCAAAAGCTTGTAATGCTTCATTATCTAAATGAGTACTCTTAGTCATAGCTCTATAACCATTATCTCTTAGAACACTATGTTGGAACGGAGATATATCTGGAAAATATTTAGGAGTATCTATACTTAATTTTTTATGATCTACTAATTTTCTTAATTCTCCAATACGTATATTTCTTTCTAATGGGTCTACAAGTTTATTATTCTTTTCCTGTAAAATTTTCTTATCTATAGTCTTTCTAAATTTCTTAGTTGGCTTATCCCAGAAATGAATTTCTTTAGATTTTAATCCTGATAAATCTATTTTCATAAAACCCGGGTAACCAAATTCTTCTATTTGTTTTTTAACTTCTTCCTTTCTTAACTTCTTAACTTTAGGATCATCTATTTTTAAATGATCTAATGTTCCATGTTTATCTGTACGTAATCCTCGTAATCTTTCAGTATATCCAGCAGCATATTTAGGATTAGTAGAAGTATACAATCCTGCTATTTCATCAGACATCTTTGGTCTATGTAATCCTTCTGTTAAAACTGGCTTATCTAACTTACCAAATTTCATTTCACTAAATTCTCTACCTCCATGATAAACAGTTTTAGGAATTTGACCCGTAGCTTTAGAAGCTTTGGAGAAACCACCTACTGCTCTTCCTACCCAGCCAGCAAATCCAACACCGGGAATAAGTAGGGCATAAGATAAAGGATCTGTGTGATCAAATAACACACCATCTTTACCTATAAGTTTAAAAGAATCTTCTTCGTCTTCTTTCTTTTCTTCTTCAACTTCTCCACCTCTTGCTAGATTAACTCTTCCACCTTCATCATATTTTTTACGAATATCTATTATGGTATCATCAAAGATTGAATAGTGTGTTTGGTCTACACCTAAATTATTTGTTACTCGACTCATACGAGGACTTAATTTTGCTTTTATACCTTTTATACCATATTTTTTTAAAAGACGAGTAGCTTCTTCATCACCATAATTCTCTCTTAAAATTCTCCAAAGAGTAGTAGCTTTTTTATCTTTAATAGTATTAAATGTATAAGTTAAAAAACCAAATTCATCTTCATCTGTTAAGGTTACTTCCTTAACTAATTTATTAATCTTGTCTTGGATTATTTCTGGATGTTCACTAATAGATTTAGAACTTTGTAATAGTTCATTATTATTAAGAGTTACTTCAACTTCATAATTAGTAGGTATTCCTTTATCTCCAACTCTTTTTACATCTCTTTTAACATACTGTTCGATAGCTAAAGGATTATCGGAAAAATATAAACCTTTTCCTAAAGCACCTTCAGTTGCGTAATTAATATCAAATTTATCAAAGTCTTTACCTGATCCATGCCATAAAGTAATCTTTTCAGGTTTTGTATTTTTAAAAGCTGATCCTTTAGTTATTACTTTTGTTAAATCTTTATAACTACTAGCACTTCTCCATTTAATAAAATCATCTCCTATTGCATAATTAATATCTTTAAAACCTCGTACTAATTTATTAATAGTTGCTTTTCTATATCCAGAGTCTCGTAAGTACATCCTTGCTTCCGGTACAGTTATTTCTCCGTCTAGTAATAATTTATATACTTCGTTTGCAGAAAAATTAAATTTAGAAAGATCAGAAGCTTTTTTTGATTTAGGTTTTAAAGTATCTAAATAATCTTGATTTAAGTAATTCTGTCTAAGTTGTTTACTTCTTTTCTGCTTACCTAACTTAATTGTGGAAGATAACGCTGTAGATAATCCAGTTGTTTTTTCCTTTAACTTTAACTTCTTTGTAACTCTAAATTGATTATTATCAAATAAAATATATTCAGTTTCATTGTAACGAATACTATCATAACCTAAATCTGTTAAAGCTTCTCTAAGTTTTATACTCTGTTTAATATCTAGTAAAGGCTCGGTAACTTCTAAAGGTTGTTTTGAAACATTCGTAATAAGATTTTTTGTATCTGTGTAGTTATTAATTAATTCATTGACAATTCTTGTGGCATCTTCTTTAGGAAGAGTAGAGTTACTAATAATATTATTTCTAAGAATTTTATTAACTTGTAAAGATTCTACAAATCTTGAACCTCTAATTTCTTCTGGTGAGGTTTTACCTAAATCTAAAGGTTTTACTAATCTTAATTTACCTTTATGTTTTATTTTTTTCTTACCTGAAGCTTTAGGTTTTGTAGTTGCTTTAGCTCCAATCTCAGTAGAGTATCTTAATTCTTTTTCTATTTCACTTACTTTATCTGAGTTAACATAACGAACTACTTCAGCATCTACACCTTTAGCAAAATTGTCAGCTTCTTTTTTTGTGTAACGAGAAGTTGTTGTATTCGCATCAAATATTGGTTCAGCTTTTCTTATTTCTTTAGTTAAATGTTTTAAGGTCTCATCTTCCATAGCATCTTCAGTTAGATCAATTAAAGCTCTACGAGAAGTAGGAGATACATAACGAACTAATTGATTCACAATTCCACCAAATACAAAACCTCTACGATCTTCTACGTCTTGAGCTAAGACTCCTCCTAGTTCTGCGTAGGTAATAGGTAGTCCTCTTACTTTCTTTTCATCAGGTTCTGTAGATGCGTTAGGTACATTAACTATACCACCTTTTGCATAAGTGTATGGAATACTTTTACGTTTAGGTAACGTAGTAGTTTTTTTATTTTCTTGAGGAAACATACTTCCCCATAAAGCTTTGTCAATATCTTTCGTACTCTTCTTCATTGAGTCTCTTAGATCTTTTGGAAGAGCACTATAGAAAGGCACATTAGTTCCTAATGTTTGAATTAGTCCTTTACGATAAATAGCTGCATCTACTATATCACTTACAATAGGACCTGTGGGAGTTTTCAATAAGGTAGCTGCTTGTCCACTTCCGGTTGTTGCATTTTGCTGGAAACGATAAGCATAATCTAAAGGACCTAAACCTCCCCATCTTTGAATAGCTTCTAAAATAACTGTTCCTTCATCTTCTTCTAAACTTCTACCACCACTCCTAACTGCATTTGTAAATACAGCAATAGATGTCATAGCTAAAGCTGTTCCTGCAATCTTAGCAGTTGTCTGTCTTTTGTGTTCAAACACTCCTTCATTAATCCAGCGTTTAAGAACTGTATTATTAAACACAGTAGGATAACCTGCAAACTGAGCAAGTAGTTGTCCTGCTGGATGTGAGAACCATAAAGGTCTATTGGCTTCTGCTGTTGAAGGGTTTAAAATAATTTCTCTTGTAAATCTATTAGCTCCATGTTGGTATTGATTTTTGTAGAAAGCTACTTGATTTTTTTGTTCGTACTTTCTTAAAGAACTAGAAGTTCCCATAGCTCTGCCTTCATCAAATACACCATTCTTATCTAATGAAGTTTTATACCATTTTTTAGCTTGTTTTTCATCAATACCTAATTCATGAAGCTGTTTAGTTAAGTACTCTCTTTTAGACTGACTTAATTTATTTCCAAATAAAGTTTTACCTGTAATTAATTGTTCTGTATTTTCTCTGATTAATCTTTTTCCAGTTGTGAATGATGCAAGTTGTACAGCACCTGTCCATGAAGATAAGAAGTTTGCTTTAAAGAAAGCATTCTGTAATCTT